CACTGCACCATCGCCTTCACCCGCGGGTAGCTCGAGATCTGGGTGCCGATCGAGTCGAGCCGAGCCTTCGCCTGTGCGTCGGTCAGCGTCGCGAAGTCAGGTGACCATTCGGCGAGCATGAACGGCTTCGTCGGATGGGCTGTCGTCGCCCAGTTGTAGAACCCGGTCCACGACGCCGCGAGCGCGAAGTTCTCGTTGAGCAGCTCCCCGAAGTCGTCACGGGCCGATGAGGTGGTGTCCCAGTACGGGTCGGACGCGATCCAGTCGACCACGTCATCGCCGGGGTACATCGCCTCGTAGCTCGCGCCAGCGGTGCCGGCGAACCCGGAGTAGCCAGTAACGTTCCACACGAACCGGACGTTGTCGGCCCCGTTGGCCTTCATCACCTGGACGACACGCCGGAACGCTGAGACGTAGTTGGCGTTCGTGTAGCCCGCGGTGCCGCGGTTGGCGTCGTTGTCCCACTCGTGCTGGACGCCGAGCAGGATCGTGTACGGATGGTTCTTCAGCCCGTTCGCAGCGACGATGATCCGCGGGTCAGCTTCACCGTTCGCGATCTGGAGCATCGTCTTCGACGTGTCCGGCTTCCACGTGTAGAAGAGGATCGCCCGGTCCTGCCCGGGAGGTTCGGCCATGTTGAGCTCGCTCGTGGTGGGCGAGCCGTTCCACGCGTTCGTCTTGTAGATGTGGACGATGTCCGGGCGGCGGCCAGCGAACCCCGTCCAGATCGTCATGCCGCTCTCGGAAGACGACGACTGGCCCGTGGCGTTCCCGGTCGTCGCACCCCACCAGCAGCCGACCGACGGCTCGAGGTTCGCGTCGACCAGCGAGTCGATCACGACGTCGGCCGGGGTGGGCATCGTGGCGGAATCGAACTGGATCCGATCGATGAACATCTCCAGACCGGTGCCGCTGCCCGCACCGATCGGGGACGGGATCGCGGTGTTCGAGGACTGCCAGCGGTCGATGTAGTAGTCGTTCGCGCCGGTGACGGCGTTGATCTGACCGATGTGTTCCTGGCTGAAGTTGGTGGCGGTGAGACCGGTGACGGTGACGGTCTGCCACGCGGCGCCGAGGTTGTCGGGGTCGTCGATGCCGTCGCGCCAGATGTACAGGTTCAGGTTGCCACCGCCGACGGCGATGCCTGCGATGACGTAGTTGTTGCCGGACGTGAACGCGGTGGTGTCGGTGTTGGCGACAAGGGTGGTGCCGTCTCGGGCGGTGAGCCGTCCGGCGTTGGTGACACCGACCTGGAACGCGATGGCGGTGTTTCCGCCGTTCTTCACCTGAAGGAACCGGGCGGTCGACGACGCTGACGCGGCGACATAGTGCACGTAGCAGCGGAACGCGTAGGTGGTCATCGACGGGTTGTCGAACTCGAGCTGCGTGTACGCCTCGCCGTTGATCCGCATCGAGGTCGTGCCCTCAGCGGCGTAGGTGCTGCTGAACGTCAGGGTGGCCGTCCCGCCGACGGGGAACACGCGGTCGGCGGAGGTGTTCGAGTCGGTGACCTGCGTCCCGTTGGTGCCGTTGAACCCTTCGTTGGTGAGGTTCGGTGCGACAGTGGTGCCGCCACCCACGATGGCGTTGGCGAGTCCGAACTCGGTGTCCGAGTACGACGTGTCGGTGAGTGCGACGGTGAGGAGAGAGGACGCTGCTGAGGGTTCGGTCTCTTCGATGACGTCCTCGGCGTAGATGCCGAGCCGTGCGCCTGTGGCGGCGTCGGCGACGACATCGAACCGATACTGCTTGCCGGACTCGGCGACGAACGCTGCGACGCCGACCGGGCCGGAGGTGCCGGCCTGGATCATGTACTGGCCGGCGGTGTTGATCCCGACCCGCCACGCGATCGTGGTGCCGTCGGCGGCGTACTGGTTCGCGAACCAGGCGTCGGTCGTCGGTGTGGTGCCGTGGCGGGCGTACCACATCGCGAGGCTCCGGGTGTGGGTGGTGTTCTCCCAGCGGAGGAGGTGGACGTCGATGCCGTCGATGTGAAGGCTGCCGCCGCCTTCGATCGCCCAGTCGGCGGAATGGGTGAGGGTGCCGGACCCGGAGGCGGAGTCGGCGGTGGTGGAGTCGTCGGTGGCTGCCTCGCCGTCGAGACCGGAGTCGAAGTTCTCGTCGATCAGGCGGGTCTCGCCACCCGGCAGCGGAGTCTGGATTGCTGCTGCCGCCCAGTAGGGGGCGAGGACGTGCACACCGTCGAGGGACGAGAGGTCGAGGGTGAACAGGTCCCCGAACTTGGATGCGTCGGCGAGCGCGAACCGTGTCGTCCAGTTCCCGTCCCCGATCGCGGGGATGGTGTGGGTGATGCCCTCGATGAAGTAGTCGCCCTCGACGAGCTCGTTGTCGTGGCCGTGCCGGTAGCGGACGGTGATCCGGTCACCGAAGCGGGCGCCGAGCACGACGGGCCACAGGCTGTCGTCCCCGTCGGGTTGGACGGTGATCGCGTCGACCCGCGGGTGGGGCGGGTCACCGAACGTGAACAGCATGACGTCGGCGAAGTCGACGACCTGGGCGTCGTCGGCGAGGGTGAGGTCGGTGCGGGTGTACGAGGAGCGGGTCGCGGGTGAGGTGCCGTACTCGTTGGCGGTGGTGACGGTCGCGCCGCCGACGCGGGCGACGCTGATGTCGTTGCGGACGAGCTGGTCGTCGTTCGCGAGCGCGATCCCGACGTAGGCGAGTTCGCCTTCGGCGTCGCCGAACGTCCACAGTGACGTGTGCGAGCGGGGTTCGGTGAACCTGGCGATCCGCTCGCGGAAGGTCACGTCGCCGTCGCCGGCGACGTACAGGTCGCCGCGTTCGCTGTCGTTCGCGAGTCGCATCAGGTTCGACGCAGGACCGGCGAGGGTGGTGGGCTGGTGGGTGGCGTTGCCGGTGTCGATGTCGCGCGCTTCTTCGGGCCAGCCGATGGCGTCGAGGATCCGGTTGAGCCGGGTGCCCGTCAGGTCACCGGCGCCGACCTCGCTCTGGGCGGGAAGCGCGATCTTCGTGAGGATCTTGAACGCGTCGGTCGCCTGGAGCAGCGAGCGACCGCCCTCCGGGTAGGTGGGGACCATCGGCCACAGATCGATGAACCCGTAGAACAGGTCGTAGGTGACGCCGAGGTAGTCGGCCTGGAACCGGACGACCCGGTTCGATCGGAGCTGTGATTCGCCGTTGACGGCGTACGGGCCTTCGTCCCAGGCGGGATCGAACCGCCGGTCCGAGTTGTCGAGGCTGGCGGTGAACATGCCGGCCTTCACCTGGTCGAGTTGCCGTTCCCGACCTCGAGCGATGGTGACGTCGCGGGTGTACTCGGCGAGCTCGACCCAGGTGCCGAGACCGATGATCGCGACGTCGGCGAGGGTGCCGATGTCGAGGAGCCCCGCTACCGGGTCGTCGAGGACGAGGGCGGTCGTCGCGGGTGTGCCTGGCCCGATGGCCGCTTGGAGTGAGATGGTGGGCCGGGGCACTGTCACACTCCGACGTAGGACGCGAACGGGCCGACGACCTGCCCGCGGCGGCCCATGTCGATGAGCGTCGAGTTCACCTGCTGCGCGAGCTGCTGTTCGGTGACGAGACTCCCGGTGACCGTGATGTTGACGACGATCGTGTCGCCGCTGCCGGAGTACAGCGACGGCAGCGCCGCCATCTGCTCGCGGGTGAACACCCCCTCGCCGCCCTCGAGCACCCGGGTGACCTCGGTGCCGGGACCGCCGGGAACGATGCCGCCCGTGTGCATCGTCGGGATGTCGGGGACGCTGAACCCCTTGCCGCCGATCACCGGCACCCAGTCAGGGATCGTGAACGACAGCTTGCCGACGGTGTTGTTCCACAGGCTTGCGATCCCGTTGAACGCTGACCGGAACGGTGCGGTGATCAGGTCCTTCACTCCTCCCATCGCGCCGCTGATCTTGTCGCCGATGCCGGTGAAGAACCCGATGACGTCGTCGATGCGGTCGGACACCCAGTCCTTGGCGCCGGTCATGGCGTCCTTCAGCCCGTCGAACGCGGAGCCGACCCAGCGGCCGATCCGGTCACCGATCCCGAGGACGAAACCGACGACCCGGTCGATCGCACCGGAGACGATCTCGACGACCCGGTCCCAAGCAGCTTGAGCAGTGAGCTTGACCGCGGTCCAGGCAGCGGACAGCACTGCCTTCACGGCCTCGATCGCGCCCTCCACGATCGCCCGGATCCCGGTCCAGATGCCGTCGATGAACGTCTTGATCCCGTTCCAGACGCCTTCCCAGTCGCCCTTGATGAGCGACGTGACGGTCTGGATGATCCCGCGGATGACGTTGATCACCCCGTCCACGACGCCACGGATCGTCTCCCATGTCGCGGCGATGAAGGCCAGGATGTCGCCACCCCAGTTCTCCCAGATGACGGTGATCGCGCCGGTGACGGTCTCGATGACGCCCTTCACGTAGCCGATCGCGGTCTCGACGACCTTCGAGATCTCGTCCCAGTTGTCCTGCACCCATCCGACGAGCTCACCGAAGAACTCGCCGATCCCCCGGAGGACAGGCATCAGGTCGTCGTTGATCCACTTCTTCGCTGTCGCGATCGCGCCCGGGAGATGCTCGGCCATCCATGCGGCGATGTCCTGCATGATCGGCGCGATCTCGGCGAGGACCGGCAGCAGCGCGGCGCCGATCGATTCGGTGATCTCGCCGAACGCCATCTTGGCGCGCTGCATCTGACCCTGCGACGTGTTCGCGAACGTGTCCGCCGCCCCTTGGGTGGCGTTGCGGACGAGGTCGAGCGCCGCCGCCGAGGAGCCGGCGTCCTTGATGAGCGCCCCATACTCGGGGAGCATCCGCGACAGCGCGGTCGTCTGCCCGTTGTGGGCCTTCGTGATCGCGTCGAGCGCGGTGTTCAGCGGGACGCCGGCCTTGCGGGCGACGTCCATCGCCAGCGCGACGTCCTCCTGGGACTGGGCGAGATCCTTCGACTGCCCGTACGCCTGCGCGTACGCCTCACGGAGCTCCGTGTCGGTGAAGCCCTTCAGCTTCATCCCGGCGTCGATCTGGTTGTTGAACGCGTCGACGATGTCGTTCGACGCGCCCGCGATCTTCACCGACTGCTCGAACAGCGCCTGCTCGGCCTCGTCGTCCGCGGCAGCCTGCCCCCAGTCGAGCGCCGCCTTCCCGGCGAGCAGCGCCCCACCGGCGACCACACCGAACGCGACACCGGCCGCCTTGCCGACCTTGCCCATCGTGCCGGAGAACCGGCCTGCGCTCTCCTCCGCCTCGCTGAACGCCCGGCCGACACCCTTCGCGTCACCGACGATCTCGATGGACAGCTTCCTCGATCCAGCCATCGATCACCGCCTTCGGTTCTTGCGTTGAGCGTCGGTGTACGCCTTCGCCCGCGCGTTCTGGTCGGCGAGGATCTCCTTGAGCTCGCCGGCGGTGAGCCGCTCGATGTCCCAGGGCATCAGGTGGTAGTCGCGCATGAGGGCGGGCAGCCGCTTCAGCAGCGCCCGCCTCACGCTTCCGGGGAGTCGTCCTCCGACGGGTCGACCTTCTCGATCCCGGCGAGATCGCCGAGCGTGACAGCGTTGCACACCTCGTCGAACTCGAGGGTCGGGTCGGTGCGGCGCAGGACGAGCCAGATCATCGCCATGATCCCGTCCTCCTCGTCCGGGGTGTACCCGAGCTTGGCGACCGACAGGACGCCCTTCATGAGGCGCCGCTCAAGACCGGTGAGGGTCATCGGGTCGACGATCACATCGTCGCCGTTGACGCGGACCTTGAACGCTGGCGCCGCGGTGGCCTTGCCTTGGGCTGCGAGGGTGCGTTCACGCAGATCGGTCATCGGTGCTCCATCAGTCGGGGAACGCTCTCGCGGTGATCTTCTCGATCGCTTCGCCGTACATCTCGACGATGTCGTCGGTCGACTCGCGGATCGCTGGGTAGAGGAAGTAGCCGGCACCGGATCCGGAACCACGCCACGGCTGGAACTGGTTCCAGCCGGTGACCGTCCCGCGGGGGGTCTGGCGGCGCTGGTTCCGCATCGCGCCGAACTCGGCGCCACCGAAGAACGGGACGTCCGCCCCGCCACCGGTCACCTGGGCACGGGCCGCCTGCCGGGACGGTCGCATCGACGCCGCCGCTGACCGTTCCATCCTGCTGCTGGCGTTCTGCTGGGCACGGCCGACGACGAGCTTCGCGACGTCGTAGTTGGCGTCCTTCAGCTCGTCGATCAGGCCCTTCTCGTCGAGCTTGCGGAGCTCGCGACGGAACTCGTCGAGCCCTTCGACGGTGACGGTCTTCGACTTGATCCGATCACCCATCAGGTCAGGGGGTGGCGTCGGTGGTGGTGTAGGCGATCGTGATCGGCGAGGCGGACAGGTTGTCGCGCGCCACCCCGGAGATCGACTGCATGATCGTCGCCCCGTTGTCACCTTCCGACAGGTCGACGTTGTCGAACCGTGCCGCCGGGATCGTCACCACCAGCGTCGGGAGGGTGGCGCCGGCGTGAGCGACCGGACCGGTGAACGTCGCGACGAGCGCTGCCATCGTTGACGCAGCGGCCGTGTTGACGTACCGGTTGTACTCGGTGAGCGACCCGAACTCGGCCTCGCAGTCGAACGTGATCTCCCGCTTCGCTGACTCGAGCGGCTCCTTCTTCAGCCCGGACCCGCGGAGGAACCGGCGGTCGACGTCGAGCCCGTTGTCGCAGCCGATCGTCAGGTTCTTCACCTCGAACGACGACCCGCCGATCGTCAACGCTGCCCCGGTGAAGGAGAACACGAGCGCACCTGACGGGTACGACGCGGTCTGGAGGGCGTAGGCGCCGGAGGTGGCGACGCTGACGTCCTCGAAGTCGAGCTCGGCGGTGAACGTGAGGAGCCCGTCCACGTCGCAGGACAGCTCCCAGCTGGTGATCTTGCCGCCCTCACCCGTGAACGGCTGCGCCGCCGCCGACGACCCAGCGAACGGGCGGCCGACCTGGGCGGTGAAGAAGTCACCGAGGAGCGAACCGAGGGTGCCGGTGTGCGTGTAGTTGCTGTCCACGACCGACCCGGAGGCGACGGTGCCGAGCATGTGCTTCAGCCACCAACCGAACCCCTTCGTCGGGACCGGCATGTTCACCGTTCCGACACCGCCGGTGCTGTACGGCGCAAACGACAGCGACGACTGCACCCGCGACCCAGCGCGGAGGGTGTCGGCCTCGGCCCGTTCCATCTCCGGGCGGATCGTCGGGACACCGTTCGTCTCGAAGAAGCGGGTCACCGCGACGGCGGTGCCGTACGTGACCTCGTCGACGACACCGAACTGGGAGAGCAGCGCTGTCACTGGTCATCCTCCTTCTTCGACCGGGGGGCGGGCGCCCACACGTCCTGGGCGAGCAGACCTTCACCGAAGTCGAGACCGACGAGCTCCTCACGGAGCTCCGCGGCCCTCGTGTGGTCCCGGTCGGCGATCGCCTGCTGGAGCTCGGCCATCGCCGCAGCGACACGCTTCGCGGGCGCGCGGCCGGCGACGGCGGGTTCGATGTCCTGCGGTTCGTTCCGCTTCCAGACGCGGCCGACGCAGTCGACAGCGTCGGACGGTCCGACGTACATGATCTTCACGGTGCTGTCTCCTTGCAGGGACGGGTCAGATGCGGGCAGTGAACGCGACGTCGACCTCGGCGTAGCCGCCGAAGCCGGCGTTGCCGGGGAGCGGGTAGATCTCGGGGTTGATGTTCGCGACCCGCCAGTGCAAGACACCGGGAACCGTCGCCGAGAACCCACCCGCGGGGCGGCCGTTGGTCTGGTCGCGGAGGCTGGTTTCGATGACGTTGACGAGTTCCTCGAGCCGCTCGTACGTCTCTTCGCGCTTGGTGCCGGACACCTTGGTGCCGACGATGATGCGGAGGGTGAACGTCTCGTCGAGTGACGGCGCCCCGTAGGTGCCCCACGTGGAAGCCGAACGGTCGGGGGCGGTGCCAGTGATGTAGATCGCCTCGTCGCGGGGTTCGGTGTCGTCACCCCAGATGATCGTCGGGGGCTGGGCGAGGCGCGGGTGGCTCGGGAACGGCGCGTCGCTGAGGAGCTTGTAGAGCTCGCGCCAGGCGGCGAACACACGGGTGGTGGTCTTGGCGGACATCAGCCGATGCTCGGCGCGATGTGGTTGTACCGGCGGAGGACTTCGTCGACGGAGGGGATGCCGGTGTGCCAGTGGCCGACGCCGGGTGTGGCGAGCGTGACGGAGGTGCCGTCACCGAGCTGCATCGATGTCGCACGGTCGGGGGTGCCGCCGGTGGTGCGGTGGAGCTGCGCACGGACGGCGACCATCGCTTCGCGCTTGACGTCGAAGGGTGGGGCGTCGAGCCCGTGCTCGTAGCCGATCTCGACCGTGGCACCCTCGGCGCTGTAGTCGCGGAGGTGAATGACTCCGCTGTCCAGCGGCGCCAGGGCGGCGATCTGGGACGTAGTGAGCGTCGAGTAGTCCGTCAGGCCGGTGCCGTACCAGACGCGGACCCAGCGGACGTTGCGCACCCAGGGGCGCAGCGGGATCTCCCAGCCGACGTTGCGGATGTGGTCGACGTCGAACCGCGGGACGAACGCCATCCCGCAGGCAGACTCGAACAGTGCCTCGACCTCTGCGCGGGCCTGCTTGACGGCTGCAAGGTCGTCGCGTCCGGCGTCACCGGCGGATGGTTCGCGGCCTCGGAACTCGGCGACCGTGAAGTAGAAGCCGCCGACGATGTCGTGCTTGGTGGTGGCGACCGTGGTCGAGCCGACCTTCCAGGTGGCGGTGAGCACGTCCAGCGCGGCGGTCTGGGCGACGGTGAGTTCGACCGTGCGCGGGTTGCTGCCGCTGCCAACGGTGGCGGTGCCGGCGGCAGCGAGCTCGGTGCCGTCCGACGTGGTGACGGAGACGGTGACGGTCCCCGGGTCGGCGGGATCCCCGTCGGCGCCTTGCGGCTGCCACGACAGGTTCGCCGTGGTCGCGCGCAAGATGCGCTGACGGGTCGCGCCGATCATGGGTCAGCTCTTCGCCTTGTCCGTCGCCGATCGCTTAGGCGCGGTGGCCGTCCGGCCCTTCGTCACGGCGGAGATGGTCTCCTCGTCGGCGGGGTCGATCACGTCGCCTTCGGCGTACACGAGGACGCCGTCGCGCTCGACGCGCTCGGTCGCGATGACCGGTTCGGTGGTGTCGTCGCTGTCGGGCTTGTAGCCCTGGCGACGCATCTCGTCGGGGTCGTTGAGGAGGTCGTCGCCTTCGGCGTACACGAGGACGCCGTCGCGCTCGACGCGCTCCTTGGACGGGTAGCGGGCTTCGTTCATCGGGGTCTCCTGGCTGCTGCGGGTCGGGATGGAAGCGGGGGGAGCAGCCCCGCCGGCGGCGGACGGGGCTGCTCCTCTCGAGGTCAGGCGGTGGAGCAGTCGCAGAAGCTCTTCGGCTGACGGACGCCGAACGCGCCCCACCACTCGGCCAGCATGTAGAGCAGGTTCCGTGCTGCGAAGTCCTTGTGCTGGTCGAAGATCTCGACCGTGGCCACCTGGCGGTCCCACAGCGTGGCGTCGCGGAAGAACCCGACGACGGCCTTGGCGGCGGTCATGCCGGGCTCCTCGACGAGGGTCATGCCCCAGATCCGCTGCGGACGATCGCCGTACGGGTTGAGGAGGAACGGACCGTCGGTCGTGGTCGACCCGCCGACCCGGAAGAGGTCGAGGGTCTCCATGTCCGTCGGGTTCAGCACTGCCGCCGTCGGGATCTTCCCTGAGCCGGTGGCCGGGTTCGTCACCTTCGTCTTGCCCTTGCGGAGCGTCTCGATGATGTTGTTCGAGAACGCCTGCGTGAGGATGCCGGTGGTGTTCCGGATGCCACGGATGTTCGGATCCGTGCCGTTGCCCGCGATCATCTGGCTGTTGAGCCGGGCCGCGAGGTCGTACCGGAGCTCGTCGTCGATGATCGACTGGAGCTGACCGCCGTTCATCAGAGCTCGCCGGGTGATGGTCGCACCCTCGGCGATCGGGTTGACCGTCGTGGTGACCTTGACCCAGGTGAACTCGCCTTCGGGCTTCACGCCCGACGCAGCCGCCACGGTGTACGGCCCGGGACTCGCGCCCGAGATCGCCGGGTCCGCGGATGTCGTCGCCTCCGCCGTCTCGGCTGCGACGTTCGTGTGGGCGACCGCCCGGGTGTACTCGACGACGTCCGCGTCGGTGGTCGCGTTGAGGACGAGGTCGCGGACGGTGAGCTGCGCACGGACGTAGGGCACGTACCCGTCGTCGTAGTCGGTGCGGAAGAACGCGCCGCCGGAGCCGGAGGCGCCGGTGACCAGGACGTCCTTGATGTTGATCTTGGGGGACTGGACGCGGGCGCCGTCGCTGATCTGACCGTGTGGCGCGACGGCGGCGAGCCAGGACTTGAACTCGGCGGAGTCCAAGATCTGACGGCCCGGTGTGCGGCTCTTCTGCTCACGCGGCGCGGGGGTGTCGGCCGCGAACGCTGCCGCCTTCCGCTCCGGTGTCGCCGCCCAGGCCTGGACCGTGTCGAACCGGTCGGCCTTCTCGAGGAGGTTCTTGATCTCCTCGAGACGGGTGAGGTTGTTGTCGAACTCGGTGGCGAGCTCGTGGGACTGGGCGATGGACTTGCCGTCGCCTTCGTCGGTGTGGAGGAGCTGGGCGTTGCGCTGCGCGAGACGCTCGAACTCCTTGGCAAGCACGTTGGTGCTCATGTGGGGTTGCCTCCTGTGGGCGGGGTTGTTCCGCCGATCGGCGGGAGTGAGCGACAGCCACCCGCGACGACACGCCATGGGCGCGCCGCTGTGGTGGGATGGCTTGGCACTGCAACGGTGAGGCCGTGCCCCGGCCTCGGGGGGATCTCAGGTGCGGGTCGAGGCGACCAGCAGCCGGAACTTCGCAACGTCCAGCGGTGAGACCGCTCGCCCTTCCGCGGGCGCATCCGGCTCGGCGGGGGCTGCAGCGACCGTTCGGGTGGGCGTGGGTGCCGCTTCCCGGCCGGGATACGTGAACATCGACAGATCGAAGCTGTTCTTCGCTGCCGCCTTCTTCCGGTCGACGCGGTCGGCGAGCCCGACAGCGACCGCCTCATCGGCGGAGTACCACGACTCGGCGGCCATCGCCGCGCGCCACTGCGCCATGTCGCCGCCGGCCTTGTCGAAGTAGATCGATGCGATGTTGTCGGAGAGCCGGCCGAGCATGTCCGCCATCGAGACCATGTCGGCGGCGTTGCCGACGCAGACACCCCACGCGTCGTGGATCATCAGCTCGCTGTTCTGCGCCATGACGAGCTCGTCGGCGCCGCACGCGATGAACGACGCTGCGGACGCTGCGATCCCGTCGACGACAGCGACGACGCGCGCACTGTGAGCACGGAGCGCGTTGAGGATCGCGATGCCGTCGAACACGTCGCCGCCGGGGCTGTTGATGTGGAGCCGGATCTCCTCGACCTCGTCGGGGAGACCATCGAGCGCGACGGAGAATTCCTTCGCGGAGACACCGAAGATGTCGCCCCACGAGTCGACCGGGTCGTAGAGCCGCATCGTTGCGACGGTGCCCTCGACGGCTGCGGTGGGTGCTTCGTTGCGGGGCTGACGGCGCGACATCCAGAGCCGGCGGGCATCGTGGTTCATGGGTGCCTCCTCGGGCAGGAGCGACCGTCGCCGGTCAGAGCGCATCGGCTTCAGCGGGGGTGAGCTCGAGCTGCTTCGTCGATTGCAGCGTGACGGGCAGGAGACCGAGGTGCTCGATCGGGTCGAGCCCAACCGTCTTCAGTGCTTCGGCGGGGTCGAACCCGGCACGGACGAGCGCACCGACAGCCTCGATCTTCTGCGCCGTGGTGAGCTCGGGTGTCTCGCCGGCGGCGGCCATGTTCAGCGGGGTCAGGTACGTCTCGCCTTTGCCGTCGGGGAGCGGGTTCATGTCGAGGAACGCGCGGATGTCGTCGGCGTTGAGCCAGCCCCACTGGCGGCCGATCGCGAAGGCCTCGTACATCGACTTCGTGTCACCGCGGAGGAGGCCAGCAAAGTTGAACCTCAGCCGCTGACCGCGGTCGATGAGACCGTCAGCGAGGACGGCGTGCTCGATCCTTGTGGTGTACGGCAGCACACCGTCTTGGACCCACTCGATCGACTGGTGCTCGATGTTCGAGAACGTGGCGCGCTCGAGGTCGCCGATCTTGTGGGGCGGCACCCGGAAGATCCGGGCGATCTCGACGCTCTGGTACTTGCGGGTCTCGAGGAACTGGGCGGCGTCGTTCGGGATGGACAGCTGAACCCACTTCGCGCCGCCGAACAGGAACCCAGGCCGGTGCGCGTTGCGGAGACCCCGGTGATCCTTCTCGAAGGTGGCGCGCATCCGCTCGACGTTCGTCTGACCCGGGTCCTGCGGCGACTCGATGACACCGGTCATCTGTGATCCGTTGGCGAAGTAGGCCTCGCCGTAGGTCTCTGCGGCGACGGCGAGCCCGATCGCGTGGGCGTGCTCGGCGATCGGGCTCAACCCGCGAAGCCGGCCGGCGAGGGTGAAGCCGGGGATGTGAAGGATGTCGGTCTGGGTGTACGTCTCGGTCCCGACCTTGAACAGCTTCTGGAGGTACGTCGGCGACTTCGGATCCTGGTCCCGGACGATCTCAACCTTCGACGGGGGCAGCACCCACACCTCAGCGACTGCGCCGAGGCGGTTGCGAACCTTGTACCAGAAGGCGTTGCCGTCAGCGTCGATCGATGCGGAGGTGCGTTCGAACAGTTCGTAGCGGGTGGTCTCAGGGTTCGGGCGGGCGAGCCACGCCGGGTCCGGAGCCGGGTGCCGGTTCGGTCCGTCGTAGCGGACGACACCGACGGGTAGCGCCCCGATCGTCTCCGCACGCAGGCGGATGCAGGCGTAGACGACTGCCTGCTGGAGTGACCGGTCGCGGCCGAGTGAGACTCCGGTGCCCGAGGCAGCAGCGGGCCACGCGCCGCCTGTGTTGGTGACGGTGGTCTCCGTGGTCCGGGCCTTGACCATCTGCCGGAGCGTCCTCATGCGACCGGATCCCGGGTGTCAGGAGCGTCGACGAGGTACCCGAACAGGATCGCCAGGACGCCGAGCGTCGCCAGGCCGAGCCGCCAGTCGACCGCGAAGGCGGCCACGAGAACGCAGACGATGCCGACGATGACGGCGAGAAGGGAGAGCGCAGCACGGTTCACAGCTCCTCCACTTCGTCGTCGTAGCCGGCGTAGTAGCCCGGCACAGGCGCCACCGCGGCAGGCTGTCGGAGGCCCCACAGGGCAAGCGACGCGGCAACGATCGGCGCGGCGTCACGCCCGGCCTTGCGACCGAACCGCCATGCCTCCCCCGCTGGCTGCTTCGTCGCCGCAGCGAGCGCCGCATCCATCCGGGCGTCCGAACGGACCAGCACCGTCGCATCGATCACCGCGTCGAACAACGCACCCGACGCGCGCACCGCATCCGCAGTCGACAACTCCTCCACCCCGGCGATCTGCAACGCAGCCGCCGGCGAACCCTTCTCCACCACCACCCGACCGTGGTGATCCGCCCGCAACTGGGCCGCACGAGCGTGCACCCACCCGACCGACGGCCGGTAATCGACGAGCTCGAGCACCGGCACCCCGTCCACACCAGGGCCGCACGCCACGATGGCAGCCCAATCCCGGTCCGGGGACACCTCCACCGCCAACGTCAACGGATCCTCCGGACGTGCCTGAGGACGGCACACCGCACGCCACGACGCCTCCGGAATCACACGCTCAGCCGACCTCGTTCGTTGGTTCCCGAACGCCCGGCGGAACTCGCCGTCCGACATCGTCGTACGCGCGTGCGCCACCGCCGCCTCCGAGATCGTCACACCCATCGCCGGCATGAACCGCCACCACACCGCCGGATCATCGATGTCCTCGTCCTCCGGGATCGCCCACTCGAAGTACGCGATCCCCGACGTCCGCCCCTCGAGCGCCGCAGCCCGCCCGGCCTCGACCTTGCGGTTCAGATACACCGACGCATCCGTACCCATCGTCGACACCACCAGCAGCTGCGCATCCGGGCGGGTGATCATCGCCGGCAGCAACGCCTGCTCGCGCCGGTCGTCGATGTCGTCGAACGCCTCGTCGATCACCCCGAGATCGATGATCCGTCCGTGACCCGCCGACGCCGACGACGCCAGCACATCGATCCTCGACCCGTTCCGCCAGATCACCCCTTCACTGCCCTGCGCCCGGGCCACACGCCGCACCAGCGGCCACAGCTTCGAGTTCTGCAGGATCGGCACCTCGTCATCGAGGACCTTCTTGCGGGCATCCATACCCGTCTGCGCCGTGTACGCCACCCGCTGCGAAGTCGGGCGGAGCGTGCACCGCTCCACCTTGTGCGACAGCACCAGCGTCGTCTTGCCCTGCTGGCGCATCAGCGTCGTGATCGTCTCCCGGAACGCCGGCGACCCGTCAGGAAGCAGCTCCCCCGCGACGTCGGCGACCTGCTGCTGCCACTCCATGAACGGCTGCCCCAACGTCCGCGCGACCCGGCCGACCTGCACGCCGCGAGTCCGCCGGTTGCTGCTCCTCGGCGTCGCGTAGATCGGCTCCGCCGAGCTCCGAGAGGAGCTTTTCGATCGCATCGTCATCGCCACCGGCACCAACTCCCCGCAGATCTGCGAGCGACGCCCGGTACTGACCCCACAGCGCAGCGTTCGTCGGGTCCGCATCGACGGCAGCGCCGAGCATCACCGTCACCATCACCGACGCCTCGTCCACCGGCTCGATCCGACCGAGCCGACGCATCTCCTTCACCAGCGCATCCGCTGACTTCCGGTTCGGACCAGCCACACCGACCGGGCCGAGCACCTCGCCCTCGAGGAACCAGCACAGCACAGCCTTCGCCTCTGGCTTCCTCGGCATCGGTCACCACCTCCGCGACGGCCCCTCAGGTGATCCGGCCGCGCCGTCGAGCAGCGCACGCGCAAGCTCCGTCTGCCGCAACCGGTTCCGCCGCAAGTTGCACGACGCACACGACGCCCGCAGGTTCAACGGGTCGAGACGGGCGCCGCCCTCCGACAACGGGACGATGTGATCGACGTGCTCCGCCACACCGGTGCATCCCTCGAGCTCCAGACGGCAACGCCACCCGTCCCGCTCGAGGACCACCAACCTCACCGCCGACCACCGCGAGTCGTACGCGCCGCTCACGGCCGGTACACGAACCGATCGACGTCGGGGGGAAAAGGAGGGCAGGGATCTGGGCGGGTTCTGGGGGTGGCAGGGATTTGACCCTCCCTCCCCTCGGTTGCCGTTGACCTGGGAACGGGAAGAGCCGTCGGTCCGGAGGGACACGACGGCTCAACTACTCGAACGCGGATCGTAGCACACCGTTCGGCTGTCATGCGGCACCTGCGCGTGCTGCGTGCTTGGCTGCGGTCTTCTCGGCCTTGAGGCGTGCGTCTGCGCGTGCGAGGAGGCGGGTGATGTCGAGGTTGTTGAGGCGTCCGTGGCGGGCGTGGTGGTCGGTGATCTCTTGGGGTGGGAGTCGCTTGTGTTTGGCGCGGAACTCGATGCAGAAGTTGCAGAGGGTGGTCTCGGTCTTGGCGTCGGGGGGTGTGGGTTTGCGTGGTTCGCGCATCCCGTGGGCGAGGTGGTTGGTGCACCAGATGTCGCGGTCGATGGCGGCGAGTCGTTCGGCGATGGCGGTCTTGTCGAGGAGTGGGAGTCCCCAGCGGGTGGTGATGTTGGCTGCGGCTCGGAGTGCGGTTGCGGCGTGGAGGAGGTGGCGGGCGAGTTGGTGGCTGTCGTTGCGTGCGCGGTCGGGGGTGAGTTCGTTGCCGGTCTCGGGTGTCGTGCTGGGTGAGCTGTCGGGGTTGGCGCCTGGGGTGCGGGTGGGCCAGCCGGCGAGGTTGTCGTGGATGCTGCGGAGTGCGGCGGGGAGGAGGGTGAGGGTGGTGGCGGCGTCGAGGTAGGCGGCTTGGGCGGCGCGTTGTGTGGGGGTGGTCACGGCGTCTCCTTGTGGGCGTGTGCTTGGGCGAGTTGTGCGCGGAGTCGGTCGATTTCGTCGAGTGCTGCGCGGGTTTCGGTGGTGCGTTGGGGGCCGGGGGTGTTGGCGATGCGGGCGAGCATCGGGTAGTCATCGCGGGCGCTCATGCTGCGCTCCGGAAGGTGCCGGTGGGCATGACAGGCGTCCAGAGCCAGCGGCCGGCGTTCCGCTTGAGCTTGAGCGGCCACTGGCGGACGTCGCGGGGGCCGCGCCAGTGTTCGACGGTGTACTCGATCCGGTGTTCGGGGTCGGTGGAGCGGAGGCCGATGCCGAACTCGGGCCAGCGGAGCCAGACGCTTGAACCGAACGGGCGGAGGTCGCGTGCGCCGCGGGCGTCTCCGTGTGGTGCGTGGGTTTCGAGGAGGAGTGCGACGTTGGCGCGGATGCGGACTTCGTCGAGGGCGCGGGTGACGCGCTTGGCTGCGTCTTCGCCGCCGACGTCTCCGCGTTCTGCGACTCCGGATGACATGCGGTAGGCGGGGCCGATGACGAGGAGCTCGGCCCGGTTGGCTTCGCAGCGGTCGATGAGCCAGCGGACGTCGGAGCGGGCGGTGAGGTCGATGCCTTCGGGTTTGGTGAGGATGCGGAGCCGGCGGGGGTCGAGGTTGGGGCCGGCGGCTTCGCGGAGGCGGTGGATGCGGCGGGTGACGAGACGTGGCGGGTTCTCGAGGTCGATGATGAGGACGTTGCGTGCGGGGATCGGTTGGCCTGTCCACGGGTGGATCCCGGCGGCGAGTTGGACGCCGATCTGTGCGAGGAGGGTGCTTTTGCCGGCGCCTTCGCTGGCGGTGACGAGGAGCCGGTCGCGGCATTCGAGGACGTCGGGGATGAGCCAGTCGTAGGTGGTGTCGGTGTTGGCGATGAAGGTGTCGACGTCGAGGTCGGGGGCGCCTTTGCCGATGGGCATGTCGAGGTGGGCGACGAGTTCGCGGGCGCGGTCTGCTGCGTGGGCGGCGTCGCTGGCGGTGTTGGCTGCGTTGGCGATCTCGGCGGAGGCGTTGATGAGGCGTTGGCGGAGCCGGTGGTCTGCGACGTGGGTGGCGTACTTGGTGGCGCCGGACACGGATGGGGTTGCTGCGGTGAGGGCGTTGAGGTCGGCGAGGGAGACGTTGGGGCAGCGGGATTGGACGGTGAGGACGTCGATGCGTTCACCGGCTTCGTAGGTGGCTGTGATGGCGTCCCAGATGGCTGTGTGTTCTGCGACGGTGAAGTCGCTGCCGTCGATGATCTGGGAGGCGTCGAGGTAGGCGCGGTCGGAGAGGAGGCAGGCGCCGAGGAGTGCGCGGGCGCTGGCGTGGGCGAGTTCGTGGTTCACATGCGTCCGATCGTGTGGAGGGACATGGCGACGCCGTCTGCGCCGATGACGATCTCGTTGAGGTCGGCGCGGATCGGGGTGACTGGGGCGACGTGTTCGGGGAGGTCGGTCCAGCGTTCTTGGTTCAGCCAGGTGGACGGGTGGGGGACGTACTGCATCTCGCCGTTGGCGGCCTTCTCGGGGAGGCGTTGCGCCTTGATGGC